ATATAAGAGTTGCTTCTTCCAATGAAACATCACCACTAACAATACTTTGTGATACCCCATTTAAATCAAATTTAAGGAGTGCTCTTGATACATCTTTAATGTTACCATAATATACCTTACTAACTTCTAATACCTCATCTAAACCAGTGTTTTGGTCAGGTTGTTGTAAGTAAACCGATGCATCCTTTGATGCTGTTAAAAAGTAATACATTATCTAGCTCTTCCTTTTATATCCACATCTGGAAATTTAATTTCAAATACTGAAGGGTCTAAAGATGGATATAAAATCTTATCTTTAATAGCCGCTTCTATGTTGTATGAATTAGGTGCATAATTGTCATGACACTTATTCACAATTTCTAATTTAGGAACCGAACTTACACCATCAACGTTTGCCAATAGTAGTTCTAATTCCGAAATGTTTATGGTATTATTAAATGTCCAATTATTAATATTAAAATAATCTTTCATTTCGTTAATACATTCAGTAACAATTTCACTTTTATTATAGTTCTTTAATGTTACTACCTCAAAGTTAATTCCAATATTGATAATATACCCATCGGAAATATTAACACCATCAGTTAGAACTTTATATTCGTTTAAATATGTTTTTAGGTTTTCCTTAACCGCATTATTTAAGTTTGCTAACTTACCATTGTTATCATATCCTAATAAATAAAGATTGATTGCAAATGGATTATTCTTTTCATTATCATTTGAAGTTTTACCTATTAAGAATTTCTGAAGTTCTTGTTGAACTGATTTTCTATCCGGCTCCTCACTATCAGGCTTATCAACGAATCCCATTACAATATCAGTAAACTCTTGTAGAGCTTTTGGGGAACTTAAAATCGATGATGGTGAGTTATTATCCAACGTACCATCGGCCGTAGCGTAAGCCTTTGCAATTGAACCATATTTGGTTGGCATTGATAATACTCTTATTTGATAATCTTTAGCAGTTACTGCTCTATTCTGAGAACCAAAGTTTGCCAATGCATTCTCTCTAATCTCATCAATAGTATCACCACCCTTACCACCAGTTGCAGGAACTTCGTTATCAACTGCTACGGAGTTTTTAGTTGCCGATACCAACGCTTGCTGATTATCATTGAATGATTGTAAATCTTCTTCAAAATCAATTGAGTTAATTACAGTAAGTGAACCTTTGGGTACATTAGAACTAATACCACCACCAACTAAATACTTAATAGTCATAGTTGTGTTTGATGGTGATGTTCCATATGTTTTTGTTTTCAGAAAGTTAGTTGGGTCAAATGATTCATTTAGCTTACTAATTGAATTAGGTAATCCTAATCCAACATTTTTTAAGTTTGGAATCAGTTGTTCATCGTTTGCCGTTGGGTCACCCGCTCCAAATTGAATAGTAGTTGTACTATCCCCATTTACCTTCTTAACAAATCTACGAGGTGTTTTTATTGTTTTAAGAATATAAGGTACAGTTGTTTTGAATTGATATAAATCAGGGTCATTTATTTCAGTATTTGGGTAATCCTCAAATACCATCTCCTGTCCTAAGTAAGGAACTTCATACCATTTATTTCCATTTGCATCCCTTACATCGTAAATATCAATTACATTAGTTTCACTAAGTTCGATAGTTTGAAATGATTCATACGAACCAAATTCAATTTCTTTAGTTACTACTTCAGCTGAAATAGCCTGAACATATTTCTTAACTAAGTAAAATGTAGTTTCGCCACTTATACTATCAGTTTCATATATACTTATCTCTCTATCAGTATCATCCGAAAAATCAACAACATCTTTTGTTATAAACGTAGTATCTCCATTTGAAACTTGCATACCTTCTTTAATAGTAAGTAAATAAGTTTCATCATAAGTATTAGCACCAGCTATACCAATAGATGGAACTAATTGATAAACCGAAAGTGTTGTTACTGCGGGTGATGTTACCTTTGGTTGATATCCTAAATATTGTGAAAGTGCAATTACATTTTCAATATCTTCAGCATGAACCATTAAAGATTCCTTTAAGGTATCATCAACATAATATGATAAAGAATCACCAATATAAGATGCCATTTCAATGAACATCATACCTGGGGATGATTCATTAAAATCAGAATAAGTTTTTGGGAAATATGTTTTAGCAAACTCAATTAAGTTTCCTCTATATTGAGCAAAATCTTTATTAAGGTATTTTATATCCTTACCTCTATTCTTAAAGTTTTTATTTGTTTTAGTTATAGCCATATTCTTATCCCTGTGCTGTAAATGTTACTTCGTTTAAATCAGTATTATCACCAATTCTAAATTTAACTGAAACATTTATTCTATTATTATCTCTTAATGTATTGGATGAATCAACTAAAATTTCCTCAGCGGTTACATATGGTAACCATTGTTCTAAACTTTCATTTATAGTATCTTCAATTCTACCCTCAAAATCATCAACGTTTGGTTCAAATAATAATTCCTGCAATCCACTTCCGAATTCAGGTTGTAATATTCGTTCACCTCTTTTTGTTAATAGAAGATTTTTAATGTTAGATTTTACTTGTTCTGATGTTTGGAAAGTTTGAGAAAATGCGGTATTTGTAATTTGAATGGGCAAAGATATACCAATCGCATAATCATTGAATGATTGCGTATCCTTTATTATCTTACTACCTAATTCAACTGCCATAATTTATATTACATACCCGGCCTCCAAGGACCTTTTGATTTATCCCAAGCTTTTATTAACTCAGAGTTATCTCTATTTAAAATTCTATCCAATCCAGCTAACCCAGTTGTTACACCCAATCCTTGCTTTTTACCAACAGGTTGTACATCACCATATCCCATTTTATCAACGATACTTTGTTGTCCCAATGTATGAGTACTTTGTGTACCAAATTCCATAGTCCTTTCAGATACCTCAGTTGGTGCACCAGCATAGGTTGGTGTTTGTTGTATATTATCTAACACACTTTTTGTTGTATTTTCACTTATACTAAGTGGTTGAGTTTGATTTAGTATTTGATTTAATACTGGATTCTTACTCAACACTCTTTGAGGTTGGGTTGGTTGTATTGATTCTATAATAGGCTCATCCATAAATGTAGGTTGTGTTGGTACTATTTGCTTGGTTGGTTTTAAAGCTTCTCTTAGTTGTTTATTTTCCTTTAACAACTTTGCCATCTCTTTTTTAACACCTTCCTTTACCAACTTTGGTAGGACTGATTTAATCTCACCTTCTACAATAATTTGAATTGCCTTTACTAATTTATCAGTATTCATTTTATTATCTTTTATATTACTCTCCTTATAAATATTTAAATTAAGTATTTTCGATTTTTAATCACAGCAGCAACCATCATCTTCAAGTTGTTGTTGGAAGCTAGCTATATAAGCCTTTACATCAAATGAATCAACATTCATATCAGGCAATGATACATTTACCACATTTTGTAATGAAGTATTCCCATTTAGAAAATCAGTTTGAGTATTACCAACACCATCAGTTTGACCATCAGTTTGATTATTATCAGTTTCATTGGATTGACCATCTATGTTTGATGTGTATCCATCACTACCATCAGGTTGTTCAATTACAGGCGGTTCAGTTCCATCCTCAGATGGGAAGTTGATATTTGGTATTGGAATTATGGGTGGTACTAAGTAACCAGTCCAAGGAATAATACCAGGAGCGGGTATTGGTGTTGGTACCGATGGGTATAATGATGTGGTTTGTATAATACCACCTATTGAAAATAAGTGAACTAATGCGGCTATTATAAATAAATCTACCATTATTATTTGCTTACTCACAGGTTTAATTGGTGGATAAAGTGGCCATACGCCTACATTTACTACTACATTTGAGTTTACAACTAAATTTTGAATTGAACCAGGTGCGGGTATCAATGGTATTGGGAATGGTTTCATTTGAGCACCTGCCCAATATGCTTTTACACCATTACCAAATTCGTTTATTAATGAAAATTTATCAGATGGAGATGCCATTCCTTTTAGTAAAGCAATAGTAAATAAAGCTTCCATCAATTGTTTATTGCCAGTTTGAACTGATTCAAAATTTATGAAATCCTTACCACGCTTTACAGCTGCATCATATTCTTCAGCCCAAACTTTAGCTACTGTTTTAACTGTGTTGGAATTAATTACACCAGTCTTTCTTATTACATTTAGTTTGAATAGACCCCAAGACATTTATGATGTTTTATTTAAGTTACTCAACATAGTTTTGAGTGATGTCTTTACTTTTGTGAAAGATGCAACGTTAAGTGGAGGTGCTGATAATCCAGATGGTGTTATATGAGTCATTACCTCAATAGCAGATATTAATTCAGTCATTAAATTAACTAAAGTTTCACCCTTAACCAATGATTCTAAGTTTTGGTCACCAATATTAACTTTACCATTACCAGTATTTAAGTTGATATCTCTATCGTTTGTTTTATAATTAGTATCACCATCCAATGTAACATCAATACCACCAGTGGCATCAATAGAAAATAAACTATCAGTTATGATACCAACATCTTTTTTTGATACTAATATCATTTCAGCTGCTTTAGCTGATAATACAATTCTATCTGAATTTAATACAATTTGATTTCCTTTTAATTCAGAT